CAGCACCGAAGTGATCCTCGTCTGTCTTTTGATCACACAATGCCCATAGGTGTCGGTTTGCGGCATCACAGTATCGTGAGAGCGGAATGCCCTTCTGCCAGTTATCCCTGCCGTATTTAATAGCTCCGTCCTCAAAGCGTTTAGCTAGGGATTTAAGAGCACACGTTGGGATTAGGGATGGAAGTCCTTTGCCCATCATTGCGTCCCTAACTGCACCTGTATTAAAGTTTGTCATTTTACCACTTGATGGTAATGTAGATATATCTGATGAAATCATTATTCTTTATATTTAATTGTTGTTGTAAAAAGGGGCGGGGAATACCAAAACCCCGCCCCTTAGTTACTACGCCTCTACTACCCCTAGCAGATTATTCAAAGGGTGATTCGCTAGCTACAGCCTCCTTGGGCTCCTTTAGCTTAACTGAAAGCGAATAGAACGGAACACCCGCCTTGGATTCCTTCTTCCAAGCGTTGATGTAATATTCAGTGCCGCCCACATCGATTGTGCCACCCAAGTCTGGATGGGTTTCAGTTTTCTTGCGGTCGTTTTTAAACATAGCTCCGCGATTTGTGTTATCGTATTTTTCCATTTTTCTAGTTCCCTATATTAGGTTGTTGTTTGTAGCTGCCTTGCTGGTAGCTTGAGAGTCTTTTCCGTGCTTGTTTGTAGCATCCGCGTCTTTACAGTCGTCGATACAAAGCAGTCCATTGAGAGCATACTTTCGAGCATAGGATGAGGAGCTACCAGTAATTTGGCTTTCGTCCATACCTTTTTTTGTTTCTGCTTCACGAGCAAACCCCACGGAGTCAGCGATTCTTGTGCCGTCGCTCAATAACATTGCAATCGATTTTACATATACACGACCCTCAATGCTTACGACATCATCGCTAACAATTAACGCACAATTGTGCTTTTTAAGTAAGGGCTTTACAGCCTCTAAAATATCTTCGGCACTGCGGTATGCGTAGTTGCCAAAGTTATTGCGTTGTCCCTTGGGAGCTTTTAACTCCGTTTGGATTTCTGATAGTATGTTTTTATTTTCCATTAGTAATAAGTTTACGATATAAAGATGTTCTCTGTTTTGAGTTAGTGCAAGCTTTTATTTCACTTTTTTTCGCTTTTAGCATTTTTAATGCAAACACCTGATCCTCAAGAACTAAGCGATTAAACCTAGACGCTAATTGCTTTAATCCCACTGGATGAAGGTAATCTGTATCACCTTGATCCAAGTAATCCGCAATGTTTCTTAGCACTTCCGATAAGCTCAATTCGGAGCTTGTGCCGAAGCGTCTAAAGCTATTCTCAACACGACCCAAGAAGGTGTTGCCCTCCATTGATATAACTCCGCGAACCATACCACTCACATGATTGTGATCCACACAGGGATTAAAGCATCCAGTCTTCATCACTGGACACTCCTTTGGTAGATTCTCGTTTCGGTATTGGGCTAATTGGGAATGCTTTAGATACTTCATGTTTTTCTATATCGGTTATTGTTATGATTAGGTTACGCTTAGTCGCCATAGTAGTTTCTTTGCCTTTTCTGGCTTTGCCAAAAGCAAACTTGATGGCGTTCGCCTCCGAGTTAGCTATCTTCCAAGTCCCGTGAACAAAGTCCCTACCGAACTCCCTATACTTTATTAGATAAGCTTTCACTAGACATTCATGAAGTCCATCCAATATAATTCGGAGGTTAGCTTGAAGCGTTCAATGCCCTTCTGCATTTGCTTCCAAGTCCACTCCTTGTGATAATGCTTCTTGGATCTAATATCCACGCACACACTCATGATTGTAGGTAGATACTCTAAGTCCCACATCCTAGCTAGCATCCAACTCTCGATAGCTAGCTGAGTGCAGTCCTTCTTCTCGTAGAACTTACCACCACGACCCTTGCAGTCACGGCACTTGTAGTCAGCCATGAAATACTTACCATCAGTTAGCTTGCCAATGAAGTCCACTGAGCCAGCAACCTTAATCTCTTCGTCCCAAGTAATTAACTCACTGGCTACGGGTTCGATTCGTTCACCGTTAATGTATTTAATGAAGGGTTCAGCCCACTCATCCCATTCGGAGTTCATCTTGGGTTTCTTGTTAGCTATAATAGCATTCGTGTGATCCTCCAATCGACCATGAACGGTTGTCCCGAACTCAGAGGATGTTATCTCTTCACCGTCAATGGGAGAAATACGCATACCATACTTACGTGTTTCAATCTCTCGCTGACTAGCATCGGGAAATTCCCTAGCTAGCTTAATGTATTGCTCTGGAGACCAGATGCCATCCAAAAATGGATCCTTGATAATACCCATGACAGTTGTCACCGATGGATAAGCACCGATTTTCTTGGCTTGTGATGGTGTTGCGGCTTTCGTTAGAAAGGGTTCGTTGTCGCAGTTGTAGAAATGGCTCATAATTAGAAGGGTGCTATATTTATTGTATTATTATTGTATACTGGTATTGGTGTTGCAGTTTTGTTATGGGTTGTTGCAGTTTTGTTACTGGCTTTTACAGATTTGTAAACGGCTTTTGTCCATCTCTTATCCTGCTTCACTTCATTCAGTATGCTAGTAGAAAGGCTATACCAACGAGTTTTGTCGTAAGCCATTCGATTAAATGAGTCGCTAACCAATACGGATTGCTTCTCAAGGTTCTTAAGGGTTCTCCATATCTGCATATCGGAGAAGAATGGAAAGATTGAACGCCAACCCTCTCTGGAGTTGAACGTCCAATGTTTTCCCTTGTGATAGTTTCTTCCATCTTTTTCGTTCAGTAGAACGTAGTAGATAATTTTATGCAGAATTATTGCCTCCTTAAGTCCATACTTTGCAGCGTGGTCTTCCTCGAATGCAAGCATGGTAATTATCCCAATAACTCCTTCATGTCCATGATGAACTCAAGACCCTCAAGCACTGACCGCCTGTCCTCGTATGGGTAGGATGAGATAATCAATGACGTTGCATCGTTGTAGAACTCTACAACCGCATCGCCCTCTGATGGATGACCAATGATATCCCAAGAGATGTTTTCATTGATCATAAAGTCCAGAATGTCAGACTTGCTTCGCTCCTTGGGAGTTTCAATCTCTTCGGGTTCAAGTTTCTCCCGTAGCTCATCCCTAAGAATATACTTTTCGCCCTGCAATAGATGACCAAAGTATTGCTCTTTGATGCAGTTATTTTTTCCAATTGCAATTACAATTGTTTCTGGGTGGTGGAATACCCCGTGTGTTTTTTCGTGTATCATATTTTTATTGGTTGGTTGGTTATGGTGGAGGTGGGAGGAGTTGAACCCCCGTGTCCTAGATAATCTAGGATCGAAACCCTTTCACCCCCTTCAGTGCATGAGATTGCAGATATGTAATAGGGTGTCAAATGTTTTTTTATAAAATGTTAGGAGCGGAGTTTGTCCATAGTAGTGCATTGCCGTCCGAAGGAAATTTTTGGCACAAAAAAAGCCCGCACCCCGAAGGATGCGAGCTGAGTTTTTTCCATTTTGGAAACAGTTGAGATGATTACCACCGTGCTCCGTCTGAATACTGATCCGAATTGCAACCCTCGCACAATCCGCAATGGAATACGTCAGGGCTGTCGCAGAACTCACAGGTCTCAGGCTCCTTAAGCGTAGCTACGGTAGCTAGCTCGTGAATCTTCAGCATATCTATCGCCAAGTCTTCGATGAGCTCCCAGATGCCATGGGGCTCCCAGTCTTCAAATGGTTGCCACCTGTTGTCTCGGATGAAGTCCGTCACCTCTTGCTCGTCTAGCTCGAAAAAGTCCAGTGGTAGCTCTTCGGTTAGGTAGAATTTTGATGCTCTTACATATGCTTGTATTTTATTCATGGTATTGATTTGGTTGGTTGGTGTCCCTTCTTTGTAACCATTGCTGGTCTCGCAGTAGGTTATGTTGCCCTTGGCATCGTATTCATGCTTCGACCAATAGCCATCGCTATCCTCGTAGTAGGTGTCGTTGCCCTTAGCATCGTATTCCCGCTTTCTCCAGAATCCATCACTGTTTTCGTAGTAAGTAGTTCTGCCCTTGGCATTGTATTCACGCTTCCACTGATAGCCAAAGCTGTCCTCGAAGTAGGTTTGGTTGCCTTTGGCGTTTTTAATCTCGATAGGGAAAGTGAAGTCGATCCCTAGTTTTTTGTATGTGTTGCTTAGTTTGTTCATGGTATTTATTTGGTTGGTTGGTGTTGGTTAATTGGTGAGCTATTTCCATTTTGGAAACAGTTTGGTATTGTAGCTAGCTAGCTACTACCAACTATCACCATTGTCTGGTAGGTGGTCGAAGTGATTGTGAGCATCCCTGTAGCCTTCTTCAGCTTGGGGATAAGCTGCCTTTGCTTGTTCAACAGTGTCATACATATCCATGAATTGCTTCATAGTCTGACCCTCAAGCACTGACCCCCTCGGGTATTCCCCGAATTGATAAACGCTGAATTGACCGTATTGGTTTTTTTCGATTGTGGTTTCCATTTTATTAAAGGCGGTTTTACTGATCCGCAAACAGTTTGGTATTGTAGCTAGCTAGCTAGCTATCTATCTGTAGAAAATGTGGCGACCGATAACGACCGTCACTGTCATGTGCTTTGCCCAGTAGGGCTCGCAGTAATTTGCATGGTAGTGATCTGCTCCCAGTGTGTGGTTCGTCACATCGGATGCGACGATCACCTTGGCTGATCTCCATCTCGGATGCCTCTGGGCTATAGCTATCCCTCTAGCCAAGTCCATAGTATTCCAACATGAGAACTGCTTGTACTCCAAGCACACATCCCATGGCGTTAAGCTACGCTTGAGTGATCGATTGATGATCACCTCATGCACTGCTTCCATTGACCCGCTGGCATATTCGCCACCAGCCTCCAAGATGAGGGTGGCGGCGACGATGTCCGATGGCGTTTGACCTTTGCTCACCACCACGAAGGCAGTGAGCATGATCAAGATGTACGTTATGACTTCCATTGTTCTGTAGTTCATAATGATTAGTCCTTGAGGATTTCACGGAGGAGACGCTGAGCTAGCTCATTGGCATCACTGGCGATCACACTGCGACCGAAGTGCTTATCCATCCGCTTGCGACCCGAATCAAGAGCATATTGCTCACGCTCGATGTAAGCCGCGATAGCATTGATACCCATGTTGCGGTAGCTCTTGGTGTCGATGTCGTTATCACGTAGATAGCTATCGGTGAATACAATGGTTGTGGTGGATGCCTTGATCTTGGCGATGTGCGTCTTCATGCACGCCATGATGCCCTCGCCATTGCCAGACGGAAAGCGATCATTGACCCACTTGTCGGTATCATCCTTGCGAACCACATAGCTCTTGCATTTGTGATTGAATGAGCACGACAGGATTAGGTTGAGATCGATCAACTGCCTTTTAGCTAGCTCACGAAATGCTAGCACGAACTCACGACCACCATGCAATGCCCATGCATCACGCATGGAACCACTCATGTCAACGATCATGGTCACGCTACGCTTGCCATTGCTACGCTTGCGATTGATGAATGCACGATCACTGCCGCACATCGCCGCATTAGCGTGCAAGCGTGTTCCATTGCACGCTAGGCGATTGCGAGTGACCCTAGCTGACTGAACGATGCTCTTCATGCATCGAGCGATGCGACCAACTTGCTGACCATTGATAGGCAACTCCTTAGAATACCATTGCTCTTTAGGTGTGTGCTGGGAATCAGCCTTCATCTTGTCCAGACCAGTTGGATTGATCATTGGCTGGTCGGACTGCTTCTCATCAGACTTACCATTGATCATTGAGTCCGAATACTTTGGATTGATCTCTTTACCGAATAGCTCCACCCACTCCTGCACGATGGGTATTAAGCATTGGCTAGTCAGTGCATCGCACGCTCTGCGATAGAATTTAAGGATGACCAAGCGTGTTAGGCGATCCTTACCCTTGACCGTGACCTTCTCAGTTCCCACCCACTTTGGAACATATGCACTGGCTTGCTTTTTGATGCCAGCTTCATTGGTTTTGATTGCCCATAGTAACGCCGATGCAGAGTTATATGCCGCATCCACATCTTGGTAGTTGACCCATCTGAATGCACCATCGCCATCCTTGCGTGTAGCACTGGCGTATTCGATGCGGATATCCTCGAATAGATTCCACAAGCGATACGGTAGGTTGCGTGCTTCAAGTTGATCAGCTACGTCACTGTCTCGGCAGGTTAGTCTACCGTGCTCTGTCTCATGTCGGATGACCAGCTCGACAAACTTCTTAAGCTTGGCATCGTTGGCTTTCGTCGATGAGTTGCAGATGGTGTTCAGCTTAGTTCCCACCTTGATGACGTGCTTGTCGCGTTGGAATGACCAGTTTGCTGTTGGCACGCTGTCATCGATGCTGATGGTGCAACGCTTACCAGTTGCGTTCACCATGCGAGTGAGAACTCCACCCTTCTGTCTGCCTACAACCTTACGCTTGCAGGTGCTTATTGCTTTTTTGATTATTGTTTTCATTTTTTTTATATATGCTTTGATTTGTTAGTTAATTGATTAGCTACGCTAGCATTGTAGCTAGCTCGGCGACACCATTGATGGAATCCAGTGTGACATCACCAGTATCTGAGTCCCATGCT